TCACACGCTGTGCTTCACGCGGTCCCGTTCTTCGGCCCGCTTGGCGTTGTTGAAGCGGTCCAGCGTGCCAACCAGATAGCCGGTGATGCGGCGGATACGCTCGAAAGGCACGTCGTCCTCATGCCGGCCGCAGCCGGGGCACTGGTCCCCGATGATGCCGGAGAAGCCGCACACAGGGTCCCGGTCCACAGGGTGGTTCACCGAGCCGTAGCCGATGCCCTTCTCCTTCATGCAGCGGATGACCCGCTCGAAGGCATCCAGATTCTCCGTGGGGTCGCCGTCCATCTCGATGTAGCTGATGTGCCCGGCGTTGGTCAGGGCGTGATAGGGTGCCTCGATGGAGATCTTATCATAGGCAGAGATGGGATAATACACCGGCACATGGAAGGAGTTGGTGTAGTAATCCCGGTCCGTCACGCCGGGGATGATGCCATACTTCTCTTTGTCGATCTTCACGAACCGGCCGGACAGCCCCTCCGCGGGGGTGGCCAGCAGGGAGAAGTTCAGGTGGCGCTTTTCGCTCTCCTGGTCCATTCTGGCCCGCATGTGGCCGATGATCTCCAGGCCCAGCACTCTGGCCCGCTCGCTCTCGCCGTGGTGCTCGCCAATGAGCGCCTTCAGCGTCTCCGCCAGGCCGATGAAGCCCACGGACAAGGTGCCGTGCTTCAGCACCTCCCGGACCTCGTCGTTCCAGTCCAGCTTGTCCGAGTCGATCCAGACGCCCTGGCCCATCAGGAAGGGGGCGTTCTTCACTTTCTTTCGGCACTGGAACTCAAAGCGCTCCATGAGCTGGTCGATGCACAGGTCGATCATCCGGTCCAGGCTCTCGAAGAAGAGGTTGATGTCCCCCTTGGCCTTGATGCCCAGCCGGGGCAGGTTGATGGTGGTAAAGGAGAGGTTGCCCCGCCCGTTGCAGATCTGGCGGTCGGGATCCACCACGTTCCCGATCACGCGGGTGCGGCAGCCCATGTAGGCGATCTCCGTCTCCGGGTGGCCCTCTTTATAATATTGCAGGTTAAAGGGCGCGTCCACAAAAGAGAAGTTGGGGAAGAGCCGCTTGGCCGAGCAGCGGATGGCCAGCTTGAACAGGTCATAGTTCGGCTCACCAGGGTTGTAGTTCACGCCCTCTTTCACCCGGAAGATCTGGATGGGGAAGATGGGCGTCTCCCCGTTGCCCAACCCGGCTTCCGTGGCCAGCAGGATGTTTTTCATGACCATCCGGCCCTCAGGGCTGGTGTCCATGCCGTAGTTGATGGAGGAGAAGGGCGTCTGGGCACCGGCGCGGGAGTGCATGGTGTTCAGGTTGTGGATGAGCGCCTCCATGGCCTGGTAGGTGGCCCGGTCGGTCTCCTTCACGGCCCGGTAGTGGGCAAAGCTCTGGCACTTGCGCATCTCGGCCTCGTTCTGGCTGTAATGCTCCAGCAGGAAGGGCAGCTCAGCGTCAAAATAGGCCTGGCAGTCCTCCAGCTTGGGGTACAGGCCGGTGTCGGCCTCCAGCTTCTGGATGTTGGCCTTGATCTCGCTTTCGGGGTCGGCCTGGTCCTCCAGCAGCATCATGGCGCGGGCTAAATTCTGGCGGTAGATACGCTTGAAGGTCTTCCGCACACCGATGGCCATGGAGTAATCAAAGTTCACGATGGCCTGGCCGCCGTGCTGGTCGTTCTGGTTGGACTGGATGGCGATGCAGGCCAGAGCGGAATAGGAGGCGATGTCGTTCGGCTCCCGCAGCGTCCCGTGCCCCGTGGAAAAGCCCCCGTCAAAGAGCTTGATGAGGTCGATCTGGGTGCAGGTGGTTGTGCCCATGGGCGCAAAATCCATGTCATGGATGTGGATGTCGCCGTTGGCGTGGGCGCGGGCGTGCTCCGGGTTCATGACGAACATCTGGTAGAACTGCTTCGAGCCCTCGCTGCCATACTTCAGCATGGTACCCATGGCGGTGTCGCCGTCGATGTTGGCGTTCTCGCGCTTGATGTCGCTGTCCTCGGCGGTGGAGAAGGTGATGTCCTCATAGATCTTCATGAGGCGGGTGTTCATCTCTCTGGCGCGGCTGCGCTCGGAGCGATAGAGGATGTAGGCCTTGGCCGTCTGCACATAGCCGTTGTCCATCAGCACCCGCTCCACGATGTCCTGGATGTGCTCCACGTCGGGGCAGGGGCCACCCTCCACCTCCAGCACCGAAGCCACTTCGTGGGCCAGCTTGGCAGCAGTGTCGTCGTAGCCAGGTTTGTAGGTGGCCTGAAAGGCTTTATTAATTGCGTCCGCAATCTTGTTCTCGTGAAAGGGAACCACCCTTCCATCCCGTTTGCGAATCTGCTGCACCGTGGTCATCGGGCCTTCCTCCTTACTATAATCATTAATCACATTATCTTGTGTGTTTTGAAAGAGAAACACACAAGATAATGTGTGTTTCTCTTTCAAACATCCATAATGATAGCACCTAGTGTTATCTCAGTCAAGTCTTGACATCTTAGATTTTTGCACAAAAATCTCCGTTCATCTGTGACATCGACACACTTCTTTCTGGTTAGATTTTTTTCTTTTTTCCAGAAGTCCTTGCGTACCAATCACTCCAAGCTCTGAAAAAATTTTTATAGCCCTGCACAAACACCCTCACGCCGTTTCCGCAAAGCGATACTCCACCTGAAGGTGGCAGGGCAGGATGGCCTCCACCCGTTCCTTCCGCCTTGCGAAGTCCTCCGGCACCCCCACGACCCCCGGAAAGGACACCGCCACCACCTGCTTTGTCTCCGTCTCTTCCACCACCGCCGGGATGCCGCAGCCCCGCAGGGCATCGTTCATGGCCGCCAGCGTAAACGCCCCATTGCCGATGCGCAGCAGCGCCGCGAGGGTCTCCCGCAGGGTCTCTGGGTCCTCCTGGTCCCGCTCCCGGCCCAGCAGCTCCAGCACCCGGTCCAGGCCCTCTCCCTGGGCCGTGGTCAGGTTCATTTCCTGCTGTAAGCTGGCCAGCGCATCGGCCACACCGTCCAGCGCTGCGCCCTCGCTCTGCAATTCGCCCCACTGGAACGAGCCCTCCCAGCGGTACACGCCCAGCGGCTCCAGCAGGTCCCTCAAATTTTGTCCATGGTTCATCGCAGTTCCTCCACGGAGAGCTTCCCCAGCACCGGCAGCTGGCCGCGCCCCACCGTCACGTCGTTCACCGGTCCCTGAATTTGATAGTTCGCCACGCCGTCCACGGCAAAAATTTTCTGCCCGATCTGCGCCAGCAGCACGTCCTGCCCCAGCAGGCTCCCGTCAAACCAGGCCCGCAGCGCCGCCTTGACCCGGTCGATGACCGGCCCCGGCAGCAGCCCTTCCTTCGGCTTCACCGAGAGGATCAGGTCCACCGTCACCGTCTCCGGGGCCATTACGTTCACGTCCACTGCGATCTCCCGTTGTTCTTCCAACACGCCCTGGACCTGCTCTACCAGCGCCGTCCCCGGTACGCCGCCTGCGGACGTAATAACCACGTCCACCGTTCCCAGCCCCCGCTTCTTCGGCAATACGTTCACCGCGCACACGCCCTCCACCGCCAGCGTCTGCTGGGCATAGGCCGCGGCGTTGGTCCCGTTGGGCAGCTGACGATAGGTCGCTAGAATGCGGGCGCGAAACGCTTCGTCCTCCTCTTCCTCTCGTCCGCCGGTAAACGCCGCCGGATTCGTGCAGGCCGCGATCCCTGCCGGAGCCACCGACATGCTCCGAATGAGGCCCGCCGCCGTGTTCCCGCTGGGTCCAGCCTCCACTGCCTGGGCCAACACATCCACCGACAGGCTCCCCGCCGAAAGCACCGCTTCCTCCACCGTCTCAAAGGCCACCTGTCCTGCCGTCAGGCCCACCGTCCCCTTGGGGATGGGCAAGTCCTCCCCCGCTGCCACCTGCACGGAAAAGCGGAGCTTCCCCTCCGCTTTGGTCGCCGCCTGCCGGGTCAGGCCCCGCAGAAACCCATGCTTGTCCAGCGCTTCCCCCGTGGCCGTCTGGGGGAAGCACTGCTTTCGGGTCCAGTCCAGCTCTGCGTACAGCCCATAGACCTGCGCCGCCAGCGCATACAGGCGCACCGCCGCCTCCCCCGCCACGGCCTCCATGCCCGTCTGCCGGGCAAAGACCTCCGTCATCTCCTGATACAGTTCCTCTGCCGTTTTCATGCTCTCGCTCCTTCCTCTTCGCTGCTCAAGTCCCGATCACAAGATCGCTGGCGTCCAGGGTCACGTCCAGACGCTCGTCTTCCCAGGCCACGGAGACCGTCAAGGTCTGCGTCTCCTCCTCCCAGACCGCCCCCAGCACCCGCAAGTCCCGCTCCCCGGCCAATGCCTCCGCCGCGTAGCTGGCCCCCAATGCGCCCCGCGCCGAGGGCTTCTCCCGAAAGATCTGATAGAGCCGGCTCCCCACCTCCGGCAGCAGCGGGAATTTCCCCCGCCGGGCCGTCAATAGAAAATACACCCGTTCCAAGACCGCCTCGGCCCCGCTGGCCGTGGCAAAGCCGCCCACGCCGTCTGGCACATAATCGCCGTTTCGCAGCTTCGCCGCCGTCATACTTCCACCTCCTTCCCGTTCACCGAAAGGCTGCCTGTGATCTCCACCGGCCCCATTAAACAGATGCGCCCGTCCGCCGTCAGCCGAACGCCCACGCCATTCTTCACCGAAAGAAACACCTCCCCCGCCGGGACCTTCTGCCCCGCCGGCGTTCCCACGATGCAGGGTGCCCCCTCCGCTCCGCCCTTCACCACCAGGACGGTATCCCCCCGCTTCGGCGTCCAGTGATACCCGCCGGGCAGACACAGTGCCACGTCCCGCCGCTCCCCGGCCAGCGCCACCCCCGCCGGGGCGCCGGGGACCGTCACCTGCCCCAGCTCTGCCGCCGCCTCTTCCAGTTCCGTCTGTCTCCGCTGTGACAGCCACACAACCATCGACCTCCTTCTCTTCCTTGTTACAACACTGCGTTGGGCACCCCCAACGTCAGCTTCGTCGCGCACCCGCGCTCTCCCAGCGTCACCTGGCTCTCCCGCACCCGCCACCGGCCCGGACCCTTCCAGCCCGGCAAAGCCAGCTGCACCAGATCCCCCGGCCACGCCGCAAAGGGGATGGCCACCGTCACCTCTAGGATCTTCCGCTCCGCCGCCGACCGGTCCAGCTGAAACTGTGCCCGGTATCGCCTGGCCTGATACCCCGTGTCTCTCGGCAGCAGCAGGACCCGGCTGCACCGCCCGCCTTCCCGCCGAAAGGCCGCGTTCTCCCCCGTCTGCCGCACCAGCCCCGTCACGTCCTTCACCGTCACCTGGGACAGCACGCCATATCGCTTGTCCCGCCAAATGACTTCCGTCACCGGGCTGGTCCCGTCCAAAGATAGCACCGTCCGATCCTCCCAGCCGTGCAGCGCCAGCTGCCCCGTCCGGGTAAAGCGTGGTGTCGCCCCGCCGTGGTAGCGGGCAAAGTCATACAGCACCTTCCAGCAGCTGCTCCCCGACCCCACCGAAAACCCCGCCGCCGCAGGCAGCGAGACCGGCTTTGCCAGCCGGATCCCAAAGGGCGTCACATACCGCCGCAGGATCTCCCCCAGCGTCGCCTGCCCAAAGTCCGCCGCCTCCGCCTGGTTGTCCAGCAAGAGCGCCTGCAAACCTCGCCCGGAAAGCTCCGCCACACATCCCTCCTCGGACCAGCGCACCTCACACTCGTCCACCACGCCCACAAAGCACAGGGCCCCGTCGTGAAACACCTGCATCCGCGTCCCCGCCGCGAGCGTCTCCTCCTGCCCCACGCTCCAAAGCGCCTTGACCCAAAAGCTGTCACAGGGCGACCCCAGCCCATAGTCCAGCCGCCACGCCACGGGGTTCGGCAGTGTATACGCCTTGCCGTCATAACAGTTCAGCCGCCATTCCGTCATCTCTGCTCCCTCCCTTCACTTCACGCGCAGCCGTTGGCCTGCCGAGATCCGGTTCGGGTTCTTCAGCTGAGGATTCCATACCAGCAGCTGTCCCAAGCTCATCCCCCGGCTCTGGGCGATCCCCCAAAGCGTCTCTCCCTGGGTCACGGTATGATACTCCGCCCCGGCAGCCGCGCCGCCATTTCCCGCAGAACTTGGTGCCGCAGGCTTCGAGACAGCGCCTGGCGTTTTCTTCTGCCCCACCGGTACCAGCTTCTGGCGGTACCGGTTCTCATCCTCCCAAAATGTAAACGTGTACCGCACATAGTCCTGCTTCGGCTCCTGGGCCAGTGCCAGCCCCACAAAATAGACGTTGGCACTCTGCCACACCGGATGGATCAGCATCCCCGGCCCCTCCTGATAAAAAACAGACGCCAGCTTCCGAAACTCGTCATAGGCCTCCGGCCCGAAAAACTCCCCCTCGCCCTCCATCACCCGTCGGGTCAGCCCCAGGTCCTGCAACGCGTACCGCCCAAAGGGCACCTTCTGCACCGCCACCTGCCGCTGATACGTGATGCGATACGTCCGGGGATTGTGGGACCACACATAGCTCTTATACTGCATCGGCGTCAACGCCACGCCGTTCCCTCCTTTCAAAAATCAAAACGCTTAATACAGCGAGAACCCACCGTCATACCGCCGCGCATCCCGCTGCACCGCCCGGTCCAAATGTTCCACCGTCTCCGCCCGCTGTGACCAGCCGGGCAAAGCCAGCGGAATCACCTGCCCCCGTTCTTCTCCCAAAACCAGCCGTTCCACCCGCCCGACCTTCCCCATCGCCGCATACAGCGCCCCCCGCGCTGCCTGCTTTGCCTGGCTTTCTGACAACGCCATGGGGAGCGCAGCTCGCTCCGCCGCCAGCGGCCCGGACGATTTTTCTCCTGCCGTGCCCCCGCCCGCTTCCCGCTGCTCCGTCCAAACCATCCGCGCTCCGTCGTTCTCGATCTGTTTCCCGCTGGTCTGGCCCGCAGAGTTCCCTTCTTCCGCCTCCTCGCCCTGCTTCGTTCTTCTCTGCCTGCTCACGCTCTGCGCCGGAGGCGGCACCACCACGCTCTCTTCCTCGGAAAGCCAGTCTTCCAAATAGTTCCTCATGCCAAGCCTCCCTCCTTCAGCCGTGCATACCGCGCCCAGTCAACCCCGGCGTTTTCCTCTCGGACGACAGCCCCCGTCTCCTGCCCGCACCCCGGGCACCGGGCCTGCTCCAGCTTCGCCCGGCAGCTGGGACACAGGGCCGCCTCCGTCTCTTCCTCGTCCAGCAGCAGCTGCACCGCGCACCAGAGATAATCCTCCTCCGTCATCTCCCGCACCCGCTGCTCCGTGGGCAGCGCCCCAAAGGTTTTCAGCACCCG